CATAAGAAAGCCCCACAAGTAAATGCAGGGCTTAATTCCTTGAGAAGTAAGGAGGATATAGAGAAGCCCGAAGGCCAGATCTACTAGCTGTTTGTTCCGTAAACTACAGTAGGCGCATTGCTTACTGAAGCGAAAGCATTTGATACTGTTGAACCTGAAATGAAGTTAGCTGGTAAAGATTCCTGTCCGGTAAATACTGCTGTATATCCGAATAAGTCACCATATGCTGTACCTGCTACAATTGTACCTGCAGTCATGTCAGCACCCTCTAATCTACCTACAAGCAATGCTTCACCATTACGAGTATGTACTACGATTTGAGGTCTACCGTAAGCTAACAACTTAAATTCTTTAGTTTGCTCAGCTGACAACTTCTTTAATTGAAGTGATAATTCTTGACTGAAGAAAGTCGTACCATTTTCACGAGAAGTATTTACTGTCTCAGTGTATCCATTTGTTCCTTTCAACTGATAGTAGTAAGCTGTAGATCCTGAAGGAAATGCAGTTACAACGTCTGTAGCATTTAAAGTATAGCTACCTGTTGAATAGTTGATAAAATAGACACCCTGTAAACCACCAATACTATCCTTACATGGTTCGTTTCTTCCAAGAGAAATATTACACGGCATGTTATTAAAATTTAATTTGTTTTGTTAATTGTTGCTAAGAAAAAAGTATATTGGGGCTGGACTTAACCAACCCCTATACTATTATATCTTATCTTACGTATACGATATCTGTTCCGATACCATATTGTACACCTGCAGTATATCGCATGATGATACGTACGTTTTGAGAACCATCTAAGTCAGCCATATCTAATACCTTAACTTCGTTCTTATCAGACAATAAAGCTGTACCGAAGAATAAGTTAGATTTTTGTGCAGCTACTACGTGAGTTGCTGGTAAACCTGGGCAATGTAATAAAGGAATACCTTGGAAGTCCATTGGCTTTTGTCCAATAACTGTTTGGTTATTGTAACCGTTAGCGAAAGTAGATCCACCACCAACTGCTGTTTGGAAAGCTTTCATTGCTTGAGTTGATACGTAGATACCTAAATCTTCTTTACCGTATACTGTAATTGGAATCAAATTAACAACTTCCTGTAAACCAGCTAATACTGTAGTTGAACCAGTGATGTTGTTTGCTGCTGTCCAAGATGCAGTTACAGGAGCGTTTTGACCGCCTGCTACTGAACCACTTAAGAACAATTCGTTGAAAGAAGCGAAGTTACCGTTTACGTTTGTGTTACCTGTCCAAATGTTTTGCTCGATCTTTTGAGCTACTTGTCCTGCAACTTGACCAATCATAAAGTCAGTAAATGTTGGAGGTAAATGGTCGTAGATAGAGATACCCATTTCTAAAGCTTCCCAATCAGATCTGAAATCCTTCTTACATAATGTAAGGTTAACTTGGAATTCATCTGGCTGTAAGATTTGCTCTGATAGAGTTACTGTTGAAGTTGGATTGAAGTCACAAGTACCATCAAAAATGATAGCATCGTTGCTGTACTTCTTAATTACTTCTTTGTATTTAATGTTTGGCTTAATAGTTATGTACTCCTTATCTAATGTAGGAGCAGATAATAAAGCAGCCGCTATGTACTTACCAGAGAATTGTCCGGCGTAGGTACTGGTGATCGAAGTTACTGTTGGCATTTTACTTTTTTATTTAATTATTTAGAATTTTGAATTAGCCATTCTTGCTAATACCTTAGAGAATGTATCTTGTGTTTTATGTTGTAACAAACCGTTTAAAGCTGGTTGATTATTTTCAACTGGAGCACCTGTGAACTTCTTAGAGCTCATAGATACTGAACCTCTTTTTTGCATTTCTTTAACTACTGATTCTTCATCGTTAGTTGTTACTTTGCCTGGTTGATCAGGTCCCATATCTTCCATTTGCATTTTCTTCATCTCTTCTGAACCATTCTTCATGTGAGAGAAAATTGCAGCTACGTCATCACGTAATTGCTTTAATTGTGCGTCTAAAGAATCTAAGCGAGAGGCCATATCCCCTTCTGCCATACTTACTGATCCTTTTTCTTGCATTTCTTTTACTACTGCGCTTTCGTCGTTAGTAGTTACTTTGCCTGGTTGGTCTGGGCCCATTGCGGCAAGTTCTTGCTTTTGTACCATGTTTGTATCTTGTTTATAAAGGTTAGGATCGTTTTCGTAATTTACTTTGGTAACGATCGAATTGTGTCCGTCATTTAATTCCATTGCCTGGATTGTACCATCTTTTGTAACGATGATAAATCTCTTAGATCCGTTTGATGTCGGTAAGTAAGTAATATGATCACCGTCTGGTGCTGATACTTTCTCTCCGTTATCTTTAATCACGAATAATTGATGACCTACTTCAAAAGAGTCTGTTGCAATAGGAGTACCATCATCTAACTTACCGTAAAGGTCGCCGGTTAAATTAACCTGCTTGCCTACTGAAAGCATCGTCATGATTTTATTAAGAATTGTTTTTGATTCCATTTCTTTGTTTTTATGATATTATAAAATGTATGTGTCGAATCGTTTGATTTTAAAGACCTATTTTAAAGCTATTAAGCTTTTAGCAGTTGAATTTCCGCTTACTCCGTTAATAAGTCCTGGAAGAACGCTACCTGCTGAAGCCGATACAAACGTTAATACTGAACCATCTAAAGTAGTTACCTGTACATTACCTGCTGTTCCGATATATAAACCTCCTGCTATGAAAGGGAAGTTATATGGATAGTCTGAACTACCAGAAGCACCTCCTAGATAAGTTGTTGTACTGCCTGATACTACAAATACATTATTACCTGCTACACCATTAATGCTAGAAGTTAAAATTAAGTTAGTACTTGAACTAGCTGCTAATACAATTGCTGAAGCAGATACGTTTAAGAATGCTGCTATGTTAGATATTGTAGCTGCTTGAGTTGCACCACCCGCTATATAGTAAGTACTTCCGTCAACTGATTCAGTAGCACTTAAGCTAGCTGTAGCTTGAATAGAAGAAGTAATTGTAAATCTATTAGTTACACCGAAAGTATCTGTTAAAGTAAATGAACCAGTAGCTAAAGTTAAACCGCCTGCTAGAGTAGTTACTACTGAAGCTGAAGTAAAGTTATAGCTATTACCGACAACTCCAAAGGCACTTGATGTTAATTGTAATACACTTGCACTTGCAAGAGCTACAATACCGAACGTACTTTGATAAGCATTAATCTCAGTTGCAAGATTTGCTATAGTTGCTTCGATAGTCGAACCGGTTACTACGTAATAAGTTGGAGCAGCATCTACTTGAGTAGTACTACTTGTAACAAAGAACGTTCCTGTTGCAGCATTTGATCCTGTTAAGCTAAGACGTGCACCATCACTAAAACCAGTAATAGTTGCAGCACCTCTTGCTTGTTGAGTTGATCCAGTTGTTATACCGGTAAAAAGAATTGAAGCAGTTGCAAAGGAAGTATTACCTGCACTACCTGATCCAATAGGTCTACCTCCAGAAAATTGAAGGTTAATTATATTGCTTTGTTGATTCTCTAATTTCATCGTATGAATTATTTTATATTATAAGGAATTTTTGTATAAGTGTTTTATTTTACTATCAGCAGAACTAACAAATTCCCTTCTCCATTCTTTGTTATTCATTAGTTTAACATCTCTTTGCTGGTAGCATATTGCAGATGATTGGTCTTGTTCGTACTCTCCTGAGCTTACTAACTCTCCAATGCAACGTGAAACAAACGCATCGTCTTGTTCTCCCTGTCTTTGTTTAGGTATTGGCATATTATTATTTTAAAAAGTGTAATTAAGTGCTATCGAATTTAGATAATTAACCTCTGCTGTACTCCAGCATATAACATCGAAGAAAGCATCTATATAGGCTTCTCTATCGGCATTATGTTTTAAGTAATAAGCATGCTCCCATACATCCATAGGGATAATAGGATCTCCTTGTACTACTGAATAAGGCATTAATGGATTATCTTGATTAGGTGTTGAGTGGATAACTAAACCATCTTCGGTATTTGTTAACCAAGCCCATCCTGATCCGAATCTATCTAGTCCTGCTTTCTTGAATTCAGCCTTGAAATTATCGTATGAACCAAAAGTATCGTCTATTGCTGCACCTAAGTAATGCATTGGCTTACCAGAGTTAGGTGTCATAGCCATCCAGTATAGATTATGATTAAAATAACCTCCTAGATTATTTCTCATCTTTTGACTATACTGATCTACGTTTGTTAAAAGCTCATATAGGTTAGCTTCATCTTCTCCCTCTTCCTCTATTGCTTCATTTAAGTTCTTTAGGTACTTCATATAATGCTTATTGTAATGGATATCCATTGTACGAGCATCTATAAAAGGCTCTAAAGCATTGTAATCGTATCTTAGTGGTTCTGCTGTAAACATAGTT